AAAGGCTACCCTTCCCCTACTTCCGCACTACTGAAACCCCCGACCAACACTCCACTGAAGACATCGTTTTCTGCCAAGATGCCATCAAAGCTGGGTTTGAGGTGTGGTGCGACCCTACCCTATCAATGGGTCATCTAGGCCAGTACACCTACTAAACTCCCGAACTACCCCTTCGGCTATTTGCTCCTGTATACAAGCTAATCTAAGCAGGTTCGCTGCTTTCGCCCTAAGCTCTTCTTCCTGCCCCTTAGCATTCTGATACTTGCAGAACTCACTCGGTGGTAACTCGTGAATATCCATACCCCCACTCTACTATTGACATTACGCTAATGCTACCCCATAATTTGCATTAACATACAAAAACTCTTAAAACAAACCTTAACAATCTAAACCGGAAGGAAAAACTAGAGATGGGTAAACAACCAACAGAGAAACAACTCGCCGCCCGTAAGGCGTTTGGAGAGGCTGCCAAGGCTAGAGCAGCTGAGAGAAAAGCTAAAAAACAAGCTAACAGTAGTGAGCCTGTTGTAAATACTACAAAGACAGAGACTCCTACCCCCGTTGCACATCCATCAGCTAACACTGACGGTGATGACGAAGTGAACCAAGAGTCTTATGATGACCTTAAAAGGCAGATAGACGAACTAAAGTCTTACCTGTTTGATAAGAAACCCCAAACTCAACCCGAGAACAGCCTTGGTGTAAACAACCAAGGTGGACTAATCGGCTCTATCGAGAAATACCTAGTCGACCCTGCTAACTACCCCTCCCCAGTGGAGAGACTAATGAAAGAAGCCCGACTTGCTCCTTTCGCCTTTGATGTCAACTACGAGATTGACTACGAAATCCACACTACCAAGTACCAGAATAAGGACGGAGTGAACATGCGAGAGCCTCGCTTCGAGCTGGAGCTAAGGAAGATTATGCTCGATGACAACGGCGTACCGACTGACAAGCGAATAATCGCTCGGAGGATGGTTTTCCATGAAGACCCCCAAGCGGCCATCACTATTGCCCGAGAAAATGGTGTGGATGTTGACGAACAGAACGAAAGAGACTTCCTTAACGAAATGCGCTACCTCAGAACCAGGGACTGGCTACTGGACATCTTTTACCCCAAACCCGCCCAAAAAGCTCGAGACACTCGCTACGAGGTTATCGACGGTCAACAAGTCCAGGTGATAACGGTCAACTCCGAAGAACCTCAAGGAAACTTCTTCACCGGCTTTAAGCGAGCCTAATCGTGGCTGTTGGCTACACAGCGTCTAAAAAACAAAGCGATGCCCATAAAGCCTTCATGGTGGAGGGTTTTAAGCGAGGTGTCCTGTTTTGGGGTCGTCAAACGGGCAAGACCTACTTCTCGACCCAACACGCCTGGATTTCTGCCATTAAAGACCAAGGACGCTACTTTGTAGTTTTCAAAACCTACAAACAAGCCCACGAAGTTGTCTGGCGTGCCTACGTCCCCCTCATCCCTAAAGAACTCATCTACAAGAAAAACGAACAAGACTTACTCATTGAGTTCAACTATATCCAGAATACCCCCCTAACCCTACCCGATGGCACGGAGATTATGCTCAACCACGACACTAGCCTGCCCCGCTCCACTCTTCAGCTACTCGGTTCTGACCAAGCCGACTCCCACCGTGGTTTCAAGGCTCATGGCATGATATTCGATGAATATGCCGACCAAAGCCCTGATAACTGGCTGTCAGTTTACCAGCCAATGTTCACCACCACTGATGGCTGGGCAATCTTTATGGGTACGCCTCGAGGCTACAACCACTTTTACGACTTAGTTGAACAAGCCCAAGAAGACCCAGAATGGTTCTACCAGAAAGCCACCTGGCGAGACTCTAAGTACGCCAACCCCAAAGCCATAGCTGGAGCTAAGAAGGACTATGAAGCTAAGGGACAACTCTCCACTTACTTCCAGGAGTACGAACTGGAGTTTAGAAGTGTCCAAGGAGCGGTCTACCCCGACTTCAACCGAGACGTTCACATCAAGAAACCAGCCGATATACCAGTTGACGGCTTAACTTATTACGGAGCTATCGACTTTGGTTGGCACACTACCGCCTTCCTACTGTTCGGAGTAGACAAAGACCAAACTTGGTATTTAATAGACGAAGTTTACGGTAGAGAAGAAACCCTGGAGGATTTACTGCCTCGTATTCGCAATACTATCGGCGACAGGCGGATGGTTCTAATTGTGGCTGACTCCGCCAACAGAGACGCTATTGAGGTAATGAACAAGACTTTCCCAGTAGCTGGGGTTAATAAAGCCAACGATACCACAGGCTACGCCACTGGTATCTCGCTGATTACCGAGAAGCTTAAACCGAGACAACAGTTAATCGGGCTACCTAAACCGAGCCTGTTTATCGGGAGTAACTGTAAGAACTTCATCTTTGAACTGGAAAGTTACCGCTTCCCTGAGAAGAAAGAAGAACGCAACGAAAACGATGTGCCGATTAAAGAGAACGACCACGGACCAGATGCCGCTCGTTATCTGTTCCTACACCTCAAACACGGTATGCAAAAAGACGAAAAACTCCCCGAGCCAGCCATCATTAAGGCATCTAATGAATATGGCTTATTATAGTGATATACTACAAACAGACACTAAAAAAGGAAAAACATGGCTAAAAAATACACAAAAGACTCCAAAAACGTAGATAAGTACCAGTATGAATACAAGAAGCAATATGAGGATGACTGGTCAATTCACAGAGATTACGTCAATACCTTTGACCCTCTCGAGGCGATGTTACTAGGACAGGTTTATGACTCGGTGTCCAACTCAGTAGATACTTCTAAGATTACCGACTCCTACGCCTCCACCCTAGCTAAAGAACGTGCTGACAGAGTTATCGCTAAACTACCCGACGGCGTAACCGAATCAGTTGGCAAAGCTGATATTGGCAAAGCGATGTTCATGGATATATTAAGACAGAAGTGGTACTACCCCAACGCCAACGCCTTACACCCTTTCTTAGAGAAACTTAATATGTGGCAGCTCTACTCCAGCGTTTACGGCTATATGCCGATGTTCTACGACTGGAATGTTGCCCCTAACGGTTATATTGGCCCCGACTGCTGGTTGTGGAACCCCCGCAACCTCGTACCCCAACAAGGTCGCACCTCACTAACCGACATGGACTACGTCTCAGCCCTTACTTGGGTAGGCGACAAGCAGCTAGAGGAAATAGCTAATAACGAAGCCCCTGAAACCCAGTCTGATGGCTGGGACAGAGAAGCTCTCCAGGTTCTACTCGAACTAGCTAAAGAAGCTACCACTGACTCAGATAACGACAAGGATACTTTAACCGAACGAACTCGTATTTCTCAGGGTACAAAAAGAGGCATCTGCCTAGTAACCCGCTATGAAGCTGGAGAAAACGGTGAATGGGTAACCTTTGCTCCTGACCACTCCTGTGTCGAAGTTAGACGAATAAAGAACCCTCACAAGAACGGTAAGATACCCTTTGTTATTAAATACTCCCAACCATTATTCGACAGCTTCTACGGCCTTGGTGATTTCCAAAGAGCTAAACCTTTGCAGTTTGCTAGAGATGGTTTAACCAACTTCTACTTCGCTTCCCTTAAAAGAAACCTAGCCCCAGGTATTATTGTTAATGCTAATGGTGTTGTAAAACATACACTAGATGTAACCGCTCCGAACCCAGTATTGATGGAGACTATCCCTAACTCTATCCGCCCAATGCCAACCAACACCTCTGGGCAGTCGACCTACCAGGGAGCGATGTCCAGCTTAACTGGCTCACTCTTATCGCAGTTCGGCACGCAAAACGCCTCTATCCCCGGGGCAGAAGCTCTCAACCCTAGCCAGGGCAAAACGCCAGCCGCCGTTGAAATGTACTCTTCTAAGGAAGCGACTCGAGACGGTGCAGAACGCCTCCACTTAGAACAAGCTATCGAACAGTTAATAGATGGGTTTAACAGCCTAACAGCCAATATCGGTACTGAAGAAGTGCCAATCGAACTATTTGCTAAGGACATCGAAGACATTAAAAAGGCTGGCTACAGCGATATAGCTGGGCTGTTTATGAAGATAGAACCAGATGAAACTGGCACAGCCGGTACTCTAAT